CGCCGGTATCAGACCAGGCTGTTGGCTGTTGACACCAACCTCTGCAGGGCTGAGGCCCGTTAGGGCCGATGCCTGCGGTTCAACCTCTGTAGATGACATTTGTTATGTGCTCAGATGCAAGGCCATGACAAGGTTTGACCGGGGCTGGATGCAAAGGTCGGTGTTAATGGTCCGACAGCGGCGCCAGGAGATTTTCAAGGGGGGCCATGGGGGACCTGAAGTTCTCTGCGTTATCAGATCCCCACCGCATCGCGCGACCCATTTTCCCGTTTAGTACAGGCGAACTACCCACCAAGGGCGTGTTGTCTGTCCCGTTAGGGGCAGGTGACGCGTGCTTGGTGGGGAAAGGTTGTTCGGGTAAGGCTGAGGATGGGCCGAGCTTTTTTTATAAGGGGGCTCTAGTGGTGGCAAGGGATTTCGGGGGCGGCTTCGTCAAATCGCCAACGGTTTCATTAAGAAACACGCATAGCGGAATGATCGGTTCTTTTAAGAAGGTTGACAGGCGGAATTATGGGGTGTTGACTGCTGGGGCGATACGAGGGCGTACTGATGTCGATCCTGCCGATGACGTTTGGGGAGATCAGGAGGGTTGTGGATCTGGTTGGGACGCGGGAGCTGCAGCCACGGGATGCGGCGGTGTTCATCGTTTTGACGAACCACACAGACCCGATGACGTCAAAGGTTCAGATCGGCGCAGAGGAAGTGGGTGAGTTGATTGGGATGCAGACGCCGCATGTAGTTGCGTCAATCAAGCGGTTGGTGACTGGTGGGGTGTTGAAGCGGACGTACAGCGAGAGGACGGGTGTTCATACGCTGCACCTGGCGGACGACAAGGTGAAGCCACGGCAGCGGAGGGCTGTGGTGGAGCGGTGGTTAGCCGAGCGGGAGGCAGCTGGCGAGGACGACTACGACGACGAGCCGTATGAGCCTTGAGCTAAGCTCGTGCGAGCTCTTGTGAAGCAACCCGCTAGCCGCTTTGGTCGTGGTCGGTGGTGAGCGTTGCGAGAGCGGTTGGGGTCTGTGTCCTAGGCACAGGCCCCTTCTTATTGGCAAGATGGAGAGACCAGCCAATACAAGGGGCGATGTACATCTGTAACCACACCCGTCTTGCGCTTGGGTTGGAGGGGACCCCTGACCCGTCGTTAGCGGTGATTCAAGCAGCGGTGACGAAGACGGGGTATGCGGGGTATGTATCGATGGAGTACACGGCCCCTGCACCACCGAAGGGTGGACCTGGTCCTAGCGGTAGTCCTGGTGGGACTGATCCTGTGAAGGCAGCACGGCGTTGAAGGAGCTGGAACTGGAGCAGTTGTCAGATGGATGTGTACGGGTCTGTCTTGGGGAAGGACGGACCCGTGTCTGTGCAACGGTCAGTTCAATGCACCTGGTTGAGGACAAGAGGAAGCAGCTGGAAAGGGCAGGACGAGACAGAGGTGACGCTGTCTCTTTGCCTTGAGTTCCAGGCCCCTGGAGATCGGTGTAGGAGGCGGTAGAGAAGGCCCTTGCACCGGGGGTGGATGACTGGGTCCTGATGGGCAATAACCCATCCATGCCTCAAGGGGAGGTTTGGAGTACGGCATTGCAACGCCCTGTAAATGCCTGTGTCATAACCCGTTACACAGGAATGGTCTAGGGGGTGGATGCAGTACGGGGGCGTAGCATTGGGGTGTCCCAGCGGGTTGCAGCCCCTGAGACGTGACCAACTCACCCTTGATGAGCTGATGGAGCAATTATCCCTGCTGGGCGCTGGTGTGCGCCTGTGCCAGCACTGCGGCCAGTTGATTGCAGCGTCAAAGCGGAAAGACGCGATCTACTGCGGCCCTAAATGCACCAAATCGGCTAGCCAAAAAAGACTACGGGCTTCGGTCACAGCCGAAAAAAAGCGCAAGCGGCAAGATCGCTGGAACCTGGTCCGCAAAATGAAGAGAGCAGGAACCTACGTCTCAAGGCCGCTCAAGTACAGCTGCGAGCTGGACATGCGACTTCAGAAACGGTTTGGCATTTCTCTACGCGAATGGGAAGCCCAGCACGCCAGGCAGGGCGGCTGTTGTGCGATCTGCGAGAAGGCGGTCGAGAGCCGACCATCTCATCGCACGCACACCGATCACTGCCATGCGACCGGCCAGTTCAGGGGGATCCTTTGCCATCAATGCAATACAGCCCTGGGGGACTTCCAGGATGACCCAGAATTGCTAGAGAAAGCCGCGAGCTACCTGCGTGAAGCAACTCTGGGAACCCCTGCCCGAGCCGCTTGATCAGTACCCCTACTTTCTGGCCTATTGCTTGAGAGAGTTAGGCTTAGCGGAATATCCGACAACTCAGCAAATTGCAGTTGCTGATTGGATGGCAAATGGCCCCAATCGGCAACTGACCATTGCATTTCGTGGCCTAGGCAAGAGCTTGCTGGCAAGCCTGTACGCCTTGTTTCGGCTTAGGCAGGATCCGCAAGAGAAAGTCCTGGTGGTGTCAGCCACGTCAGTTAAGGCTACGGACTTTTCTAGCTTTGCCTTGAAGTGCATTGGTGAGATCGACATCCTCCAAGTGTTGACGCCTGGCCTAAGCAACCGCTTCAGCTCAACAGCGTTTGACGTGGGGCCAGCGATTGTTGAACAAAGCCCGTCAATGCGATCAATGGGCGTGATGGGCTCTACAACTGGTCAGCGTTGTAGTTGTGCAATACTAGATGATATTGAGACCGCGCAAAACATTATTACCCAGCTAAAACAGGAAAGAGTTGCACACGCAGTCACGGAAATTGAGTCAATTCTCAAGCCTGACGAGGGGCAAATGTTCCCTCGCAAGATCATGTATTTGGGGACGCCCCACACGGAAACCAGTATCTACCTACGGCTGGTTCGTGAGCGCGGCTACGCCAGGCGCTATTTCCCTGCTCTATTTCCCGAGGAGCTGGATTGCTATGAGGACGACCTTGCTCCAAGCATCCTGACCAGGCTCCAGGAAAACCCTGAGATCGCAGGTGAGCCAACGGATCCCGAGCGTTTTAGCCATGAGGACATCCTGCAAAGGCAGGCGTCCATGACTCGGTCAAGTTTCCTTCTTCAGTTTCAACTGAACTGCAGACTTGCCACGCTGGATAAATACCCAATCCGACTGGGCGATCTAATCGTTATGGATATAGATGGCACTGCTTTGCCGGAGACGGTGGTGTGGTCCAATCAGCCTGACTGCCGTCTCAATGATCTGGTGTGCGTCGGCATGGGCGCTGATACTCACTACCACCGCCCAATCTTCCAGAATGGCTGGGTGAGCAGGTCGGAGACGTGGCGCTGTGTACTCGCTATTGACCCTGCAGGAAGAGGTAGCGACGAGCTAAGTTGGGCCATAGTTGCTGAATTAAACGGCAACTTGTTCTTGCTTGAGTCAGGTGGATCAACGCTTGGCTATGCAGATGAAGTGCTGCAGCACCTGGCCAAGACGGCGAAGAAATGGGAAGTGAACTATGTGATTGCAGAAAATAATATGGGAGACGGCATGTTTACTGCGCTTCTGAAGCCTCACATGCTTCGTGAGCACCCAGTCACCATTGAAGAGGTCCGCCACAGCCAGCGAAAGGAGGTCCGTCTATGCGACACGCTTGGTCCCTTGATCCAGCAGCATCGCCTGATAGTGACTAGCCGTGTCGTCAAGCAGGACTACCGGATGCTGGACGAGGATCCAGAGCACGGATTTAGCCGATCGCTGTTCTACCAGCTGTCTCGGCTAACCAACGAAAAGGGCTGCCTGTCTCACGATGACAGAGCCGACTCCTTGGCCATCGCTTGTGCGTTCTTTGTTGAAGCTGCGGCCCAGGACCAGGAACGGGCTAAGGCAGCACGGGATGACCAGCTTCAGCGTGAAGCGTATGAAGCGTGGATGGATGAGACGGGTGCTGCTGTTGATGCCTTGGCCTTGGGATGGCGTCCGAAGGCCACAGGCAAGACGTATGGGGGCGTTACACGGCCTCGGGTGGGCGCTTGAGTTCCACCACCTTGTCTGACATGCCGCTGAAATCAAGCTTCCCGGCGAGCTGACGAAGGGTGGAACCTTCTGCCGCCGTAGCGGTCACGTTGTTCTGCTTCAGAAGGGCCATGGCTTCTTGTCTGGCCTTGCGGTCCCCGTTCTTGAGGTCATCCAGCACCTGGGCGATGACTTCCTCGTGCATCTCAGCCAAGAGGTTCTGGAGATCTGCCATGACTACGCGGGTGTAACTGCCTCCAGTGTGGCTCTGATTGGGCCGACAGGGCCGTAATCGGTAGGCTGAGACGGTTACACCCCCGTAGAAGTGGGCTATTTCCCGCCGATTGACGAGAGGCTCATAGCCGCATTAGCTGCTGAGTT